TACATCAGACTGAGTGAATAGACGAAGAACTTGAGTAATAAACTCTTTTTCGTCTTCAGTCAGTTTAGTCTTCCAGTCTTGGACATCTTCGGAGAGTTCTGCCTCGTCCTCGATCCAATGAATTTCTTCGTGCTTCTTGGACAGTTCTACTGCCCAGGGGTACTGAAAAGGTTTGTATGTCTTCGAAAATTCTAAGAGAGACATTTATTACTCCTGTATAATTTCCCGACAATAGGGAATTAATGTTTCTGCGATTAATTTATGTCCTGCTACAGTTGGATGCTGACAAAGTGTAATGTATTTTGTTGCTTCATTATTCTTTAATGGTTTAACGCCAGATAACATATTAAATTCTTGCTGTTTTCTATTATCTAATGCCTTTCTCTTAAATGAAATAATGTCATCATTTAACCATCGACCAAGAAGAATATCATAAAGAGTATTGTTCCACTTAGTACCTTCTATCCAATATGACCAATTTTCTTTATTAAATATCCAGTTCCAGTCTTCAAATGCCAGAAATTCACAAAAACTATTTGTCATCAAAAAAGGGATGTTATAATGACGACAAAGTTCTACACAAGAGAAAATCGACATTTCAGTCCAATGTCTATGAATAAATGGAGAACAAACCTCTTCCTGATATCGAATTTTCGAAGGAATTCCTCCAACCACTGACGGTAATCGTTTTTGCTTTGGAATATATGAAGGACTTCCCTCGTGAATAAGTCTATACCCTCTCCTCCAACCAGAAAAACATATCAAGAATGCTTTATTGGAGGTTTCGTTATTTCTCACATAATTGAAGACATCATAGGAAATCGAAAAATTACCATGACCGCGCTTTCCTTTATTTTCAAAGGGTACATCATAGTGATCAGCGATAATTTTGCCAAAGGGATTTTCTACTACAGTGAAATCTGTATTATTATATCCCTCTACAAAGCTGTCTCCGAATACTACTAAATCTTTCATTACTCACTCTCAGTTTCCTCTTTGGATTTGTACTGCCATTCTTCTGTATGACCAACAGACCATTTGTCTGTGGTTTCTACTCGGTAATTTTGTGTGCATACTTTAAAGTCTGGTGTCTCAACAGCATCAGGAATGAGAGACATGTCTTTCCAAATCACTCTGTTATTTGGTTGAGCAGCAAACTGACCATTGTCCAGTTCAATAATATTGAACGACTTATGCTCTGGATCATATTCTGAGAAATTAGTGTCAAGTGTGCTTTCTTCCGAATGACAATTATCTATAGTAAAAAGATAGTTACCTTCATGCATTTGTTTATCTTTTCCGAAGAAAGAACAACGACTCAGCAGTGGTTTTTGAATCACTGTCAAGTTATAGTCAAAGCAATCCCAAAGTTGAAGAGTATCAAGAGAAAGATCTCCATGATCTTCTTTGCTAACAAATGCAGAAATGGGCAACTTATCATAAAGTGCCCCATACTCAGTCAAAAGAGTTTCGAAGTAAAGTGCTTTCCCCGAAACAGACTTTACAGAAACCCAGATTCCAGGAGTGTATTCGCCATGCCCTTTCTCTAGGTCATAGAGATATTCTTTTCTAACAAGAACATGAATCGGCGGTAGATTATGTACTAGAAATGCCATTTAACCCTCGCATGCTCTGCATTCGTTGTCTTCGGATTGTTCCACGGAAGCATTATTTAGATGCGTCATCAGTTCTTCATAACCACCAATGTAATTACCACCCAAATAAATTTGCGGCACGGTTCTTACCTTTCTGCCCGTGACTTCTGCTGCAGTCTTACCAATCTCTTCTAGATCAACCTTGTCAAAAGGAATGCCACGCAACTTTAGTTCTTCCATTGCCATAGCGCAGAATGGACAGTTCTTCTTACTATAAACAATGTTACGCTTGTCGTCTTCAAGTGCCACACGCTCCACCTTCTCGGAGACGTTCTCGGCACGAGACTTCGCCTCGGTACGCAGATAGTAGAGACCCTTGAGTCCTTCACGCCATGCTTTCAGATGCACCTTGTTTACATAAGACTTCTGCGCACCGGCAGGAAAGAATAAGTTCACAGACTGTCCTTGACAAATATACTGCTGGCGGTCTCCTGCATGCTGTACAACCCAGTTCTGATCTAGTTCCTGAGCAGTGCGGAATACTGCTTTCTCACCTTCAGTCAAGAAAGGAAGATGTTGAACACTACCTTTATTGGTGATAATAGAAGTCCAAGTGGAGTCATTATTCATTTCCCGATCGGTAAGTATTTGCTCCAAATAGCGGTTCTTGACCAAAAAACTTCCCGCTCGGGTTCGATGCGTATAGGCATTTGCCTTCATAGGTTCAATTGAGGGCGAGGTGGACAGGATAACACCACTGGACGCATTCGGGGCGATAGCGAGCAGATGGGCATGGCGTCGTCCTGTGCCAACTCCATCCGGATACTCTCCTCGTTCTTGAGCGAGAAGTTCTGTCTCTTTTCTTGCTTCCTCGGATATACGCCGAAAGACAACTGAATTGATCTCTCTCGCAGCCTCAGATTCCCAGGCGACTCCGTGCCGTTGAAGTAGAGAGTGAAATCCCATAGCGCCCAGTCCGATGGACCGTTCTCTCTCAGCACTATACTTAGCCCGTCGAATCGTATCTGGTGCGTTTTCGATAAAGTACTGCAGGACGTTGTCAAGCATGCGAATAAGATCACGCACAATATTCGTATCTTTCCACTCATCGTAATACTCTAGATTGAGGGAAGAGAGACAACATACTGCGGTCCTCTCTGCCGATGTTGGTAGGTGAATCTCATTACAGAGATTTGACCCATTAATGCGCAACCCAAGGTCTTTGAGATTCTGAGGCAGCGCAGCGTTTGCGGTATCAATAAAGTTAAGGTACGGTTCACCAGTACGGAAACGAATCTCAAGAATACGCTCCCAGAGTTTACGAGCATTGACTGTTTCTTTTACCGCATTATCTTTCGGGTCACGAAGTTCAAACTCTTTGTTCTCAGCAACGGCTTGCATAAACTCATCAGTCAGATTGATTGCATTGTGTAGATTCAATGCTTTACGCTGAACATCACCTGTGGGGATGCGCATGTTCAGAAACTCAACAATGTCAGGGTGAGAGACATCCATGTATGCCGCATAAGAACCCTTACGGGTCTTTCCTTGGCGATAGGCAATCATGTCTGCATCTACGGTGTGTAAGAATGGAATAGGTCCAGGTGCAATATCACTTACTGTACGAACATCGCTCCAGTGCCCTCCTACGCCGCCTCCATAGACGGATAACCACCGTAGTTCAGAGGAGTGATCAATGAGACCCTCTAACGTATCAGGGACGTAGGTGAGGAAACAAGAGATCGGCATGCCCTTATCTTTCTTAGAACCATTGGGAGCATTCGATAAAACTGGCGAAGCAAACATGAACCATTTCTTGCTCACATAGTCATAGAGGCGCTGAGCAAGTTCTTCGTCTATTTCTTCCTTATATTTTGACCAGGCAGTTGCTGCTCGAGCATATCCTTCTTGGGGAGATGTTTCATATTCGTTCAGATAAAAATCTTTCAGCATTCCAATTGCATATTCTTCTAAGAGTTCGTCTTTCTTTACATCAATCTTAATAGACATTCGGTGTTCCTATCTGCTGTAATCGTAAAACGGCTCGTCCTCTAAAAAATCATAATGTTCTATGACAAGACGTTCACCTTTCTCAAAAAAATCTTCAACCCTTTCTTCAATATATTTTTTCTGTTCTTCATCGTCGATAAGTCCGTTCCAAAGAAAATGATTTTCTAAGGAAGATTCATAATTTTCAACTAGAAAGAGTTGGGAGTAGAGGTATTTATCTTCTGTGCCTTGCGTTGGCACAAACACAAGGCAATTTAATTTACCTTTTTGTTCATATTCATCTTGAATTTGATGGACCCAGGAAAGGTCTTCTTCGTCGCCCCTAAAAATAACAATTTTTCGATCGTTCTTATTCGACACGGATTATCTCCCTGAAGTGAATTAGGAAGTATACTCGCTTCAGGGAGTTTTGTCAATATTATTCTTTTTAATTTTCATGAAACGTCTGAGGACACGTTCCATGTCTTTGCGCTTATTTTTGCGATTGTATTTTTTGCGGACAACAACAGTTGAGGAATCGTCACCTGCTCCGGCAACTGCACTCGTTCCAGTCATCTCTTTATAGAATTTACTGAAAGACTTCATCGAGTGATTTCTCCTGTGGTGACATATATTTTTTGATTTGATTTTAAATGTGTTACTTCATATATATTCACACCAAAAACTTCACCAACAGGAAATGAAGATTTTTCTGATACCTTTACTTTGTCTCCTTTCAACACAACTTCTTCGCACATTGTTGTCATCGTATTGTTGGACATTCTATAGACGCCAGGAGAAATTTGATTTTCTTTTAAAATAAACCATTGAGAAGTTTCAGCAAGAATGTCAAGAACATCAATGCCTGTCTGATTGTGAATTTTCTCTAGGTTCTTATTGCTTAATTGACCTTGTTCTTTAATAAGATAGAGTGCAGCTGCATAGGAAGCGATCCTGCTAGAACCACCAGGAACTTTTTCTATGATCTTTTTTACATTAAAAACGAGTCGATGGAAAGCAGTATAGTGTTCTCTGTAAGACTTTCTGTTTTCAATTTTATTGGTTGAAAAATCCTTTCTCTTATTTCCCTTCTCGTCAATTATACCTGCTTTATAAGCATCAGTCTCTGTAAAAGGGGTTACTAGAAGTTTTAAAAATCTGACTGTGTATACTAGGTCTGCTGCGCTTTTTAAAATACCCATCAGATTTCCCTTAACTTTTCAACTACGTATTTGTCCATCTCAATATTTGTATATTCGTCATTCTGAATCGCTTTCAAAAATATCAAGAATGGTTTTAAAATATTCCATCTATCAACATGGATTTTTAGTTCGAGAATATTCAATCCTGCTTCATATCCAAAAGCATTAAAAATAATGATTAAATGATTGAGTATCAGACGCTCTGAAAGCACTCCAGTTTCAATATAGCGGGATATCAACCTTTTTATGTAATTGAATTTTTTCAGATCTTCAAAAAATTCTTCGCTGTCAATGCATTTCGGAGAGTAGTAATTTTTAGCAGCATAGAGAATAAGGTTCTCTTTTGTTAATCTCATAATATATCCAAACAGATTATAGACTAACTTTATCTATATTATTCTGAAATAATTCCAGAATCAAAGACTTGAATCCCTTGCTGTTCACCAAGAGCATCCAACTCAGTTTCTGTCATTTCTTCGAGAGAAGTATTATTTGGTGGTGCTTCAGTTAATACCTGTGCTTTGGTGTTTTTCTTTCCACCATCACGATACTCTTGAATATCAATATCAGAGATTCGAGTGGACTTGAGTAGTTCTCCAGTTTGGGGATCTACCCATCCTCTTCTTGTTGGAACAGCATTTTGGCACCAATTGGGTGGAGTCAGCATAATTTAATCCTTTTTGTTTGCTTCAGATTTAATTTCTTTCCAGGTTTTTCCAGAAAGAACATCCATGATTTTCTCTCTCATTCTTTGTGCATCACTCTTGACAGGATTGACAATGTTTTTGTCACCTGCTTTGTTGTCGCCAGGACGAGTTGGAGAAGGTTTCGTTGCACGACCAGCAGCAGTTACTGTATCGTGAGTAGGTTCTTCGTCGGTAACTTCAACTTCATGCTTCGCCACAAACTCTTTGGACTTAGGGGACTCTTTGTCAATAAGTCCTTCAGGCGGAGTTGCGTTCTTTCTACGATTAGCAGGTTCTGCTGCCTCTTTCATAGCAGTCCAAAGATCTTCAAATGCTTCGCCAATCTTAGAAATTTCTGCTTGTTTGTCTTTCTTATCTTTGCTCATCGCCTTGCCTACTGCTTTGCGACGATTGTGTAGGTACTCATCAGAACCATCAACATCACCGTCGTTGTCGATGTCTTTGTCTTTACGGTCATCGAAGTCTTTCTTGAGTGCCTTCTTGTTGACCGGATCCATTGCTTCCTGGTGATAACCTTTGCCATCACAGTGGTCACAACCTTCACCCTTACACTTCGGGCATTCTACTTTCTCTTCTTTTAAACGTCGCATGCCAGCATGATCGTGCCACATATTTGATGCATCCTTCGAACTGTGTTTATGAACCGCATCAGAAACAATGTCTCTAACAATTGTATCTAGATTCCTTGCTGCCTTTGCTGCATTTTTATGGTCAGTTGGATTAGAGCTCTTGAGGTCCTTGGCGATAGACTTGAGGTCATCAATGTCATCACCATAGAAACGCGCAAACTTTGGATCTTTAACCATTTTCTCTAGATGAGCAGCAGCCTTTGCGTGAGGACTTGCTGCCTCTTGAAGGTCAACAGACTCTTTAACGTCATGACCCTTTGCATTGACTGCAACAACTGTGTACTTTCCACCAACCTTGTCAACAGCATTGCCTCTTTTAGCACGAGCTTCTGCGGCGTCTTTAGACATCGGAGAGGAGTCACCCTTCTTGTCGGGACCGCTATAGCGAACGACATACATTGTCTTTTCTTCGAGTTCTGTTTCTTCAGTAGCAAATGCGCGACTTCTACCAAAGATTGCCTTGTTGGCAAGTCTTCCAACCTTACGAACACCTTTCTTGCCTTGGCGCTTCTTGACATGCGCCATTGCCTTGTCAGACTTCTTATCCAGACGATCCAATTCATCGTCATCGTCTCCGCCCTGACCGTATTCGTATCCTTTGGCAACGCTCATTGCTGCTGCCTTACGAGCAAGTTTTGCGGAAATTTCATCAAGTTTTTCAGACTCTTCTTTCTTAAGACCACCCATTGCCTTACCGTAGACTTTGCGCATCGTTTTTTGGCGATTCGTCTCACCATCATTCTGAGATGCCTTCTTTCTCTCTTCGCGCTCTTTCTTTCTTCTCAGGTCGCCAAGATAATCGGGACCTTCATCAACCTGCTCTGCTTCTTCTTTTTTAACAGGCAGACCCTTATGCTTGGTCTTGGCGAAATCTTCAAGATCCTTTTCGGACATCTTGTCTGCCATTGCCTTTGTTTCGGGAGAGATTTTGTCTGCTTCGACTTCGCCACGCTTATATGCGAGAGCAAGTCCCATCAGTTTCTGCTGCTGTTGAGAAACTGCTTTCTCGGAGACCACCGATTGATATGCCTCCCAAAGTGATTTTATGTCTTTTCTGTTCATCGGGTTCTCCGTTTATCCCCAAAAAGTATTAGCTGCTGCGCCTATCACAGCAACAACTAATGCATACATAATTGCGTTAATAATTTTAACAGTTCTTGCGTTATCATCTACTTGCTTCTCAATGTGATCGAGTTTTTCTGAGAATTTATTCATTCTCTCATAATGTGAATGATTATTCTTCTCAATCGCAATGAGTTTCTCTTCTGCTCTTGCAAGAGAGATCATCGCGTCGGACAACTTGTCGATCTTCTCTTCGATACGATCAAGTCTTTGTGTCTGTGTTTGCTTTTCGACCATTGACGCAATTCCCATTAGTACGAATATTTATTAAAATTAATTGTCTACCTTAGCGCCAGCTCTCCACTGGTAGCAAGACCAGTAGCGTGCTTTCCACTTAGGGCCAGGATTCGCGCAGTTGTGTCTTGCACGAAAAGATGCTCTGCGCTTCGGGTCATCTCTCTTGATCTCCATGTTAGGATCACCAAAATTGACTTTGACCACATTACCCTTTTCGTTCTTTACATAAACAGAAAATTTCTTAGGACCATCAGGAGTCCGAAAAGGATCGTTCAGAGTGACTTTCCTTCCTTGATATTCGGCCTCTGAGAGTTCGAGATCTTCATAGAGATCATTGCACTCGCAATGCTCATCAATCTCCAGATACTCAGTCAATCTTTTCATTAGGATTCTCTTGCCTTTCTACCAATCTCGTATTGTTTAGATTTTTCTGCCCCTTTTTGTACTTTGCGAGCAGACTTTCCTGTTTGCCGGAACATAGCAGGTGTCGCTTTCTTGCTAGGACCACGAACACCACGTGCAATTTTTGCTTTGATCTTGGTCAGAGTTGACATCTCTTCCACATCAGTTTCTTCTTTTCTGTGTAGATTGCCCAACTCTTTCTTATAAATCTTACCTGTTGCTTTGACAGCACCCTTGGTTCTTTGCTCAGGTTTCTTGTTCTTGGCGACATCGTCAGCTGCTTTTTGGCGATAGGACTTCATGGTGTCAATTGATAATTCATCAAGTTCTGCTGATTCTCTCGTGATGTTACGCAGATAATCACCAGACTTGGCTTTCGGATACATGCTATTAAATGCTTTAGAGTCGTGACGTTGAATCAGATCGGCTATTGCTTCACTAACATCTGTATCAGCATCACGAATCAATTTTTTCAACTCATTGAATTTAGTTGCTTTGTACAGATCATATGCTTTCTGAAAAGTAGCACGATCAATTCCACCACGCTTCACGAGTGCTTCGAATGCCTTGAGTGCTTCACCGCGACCTTCATCAAGTTCGACTTCTTCGTTTCTACCATAGATCAGTTTACCAGTCATTCTATCGACTTTCTTGACACCTTTATCACCTTGACGCTTCTGAACGTGAGCGCGAGCTTTATCAGCCTTCTTGTCTAGGCGATCTGTTTCTTTGTCAGAGCCGGGTCCATATGCAGAACTGCCGTATTCAAAACTCTTAGCAGCACTTGCTGCAGCAGCCTTACGAGCAAGTTTAGCAGAGACTTCATCAAGTTCAACCGACTCGTTCATTTTTCTTAGCGCCATCATCATACGCGATTTGGCGCCTATATCAACCTTCGCTTCTTTAGCAGCTTTTTCGATCTGTCTTCTTGTATAAGGACCGTCATTACCTTTCATTTTGGGAGGTCTTGGAGATCTAGCTTCATCAAGATCAGAAGACTCTCTAATCATTTTAGTGTCTATGCCGAGTTTGTCCTTTACAGTTTTTTGGAAAGTCATTGCTTGAGTCAAACCCTTATCTGTTTCAGGAAAGGTTTTGATGACTTCGCCCTCTTTATACTTTCGACTGTTTGTGTCAGCAACTATCTTGATTGTCTTTGCTTCATCAAGAGAAACTGTTTCTCTAATTTCTTTAAAATTTTTCATGCTAGGTCCTTATCGTGGTTCAGACCACCCTTCTTCTTTTTGACGATAAAGGCATTCACTCTTGCCATGCCCCACTGCTGAGGAGTTGTGCCAGGACGATGACCAGTTTTCCATGCAGCAACGCCACGGTTGTAGACTTTCTTCAAAGTACCAACAGAGATACCGGACTTCTTTGCTTTCGCAGCAAGACCGTCCGGTGCTTCCTTGATATCAAGTTCGTCATACATCGCATAACGTTTCTCGTCAAGGTATCTTTTGAAGTTAATCATTTCGTCTCCCGATTTTTCATACGAGCTCGAGCAAGTCTCGCGCGGTCAAGGACTCTGTCGTGACGTTTCTTGTCTTGTTCTTTTTCTCGTTCAATATCTGCACGAGCAGTCTTTACAGGATCCTGTTGCTCGTTCGGCGTGTCTTTCTCATAACGCTTGCGGAGTTTATCTGTACCTAAATCGCCTGCTCCGCCTTCTTCTGGAACACAATCAGGGACCATTTTGTTCCCTTTCTTCTTCATCCCAACCTGCTTATATCCATCCCAGCAGTCCTCACCATACATATCTTTGAATGCTTTGGTATACTTGGAAGGTTTGGTCTTAGCACCTTTGTCACCAGGAGCAGGTTTGTATGCAGAAGCATCATCGTCTGCTTTCTTACCGTGTTTCTTGAAGTGAGCATCGCGAGACTGCTTGGTGCTCTTGGCAAGACCAGCATGATAGCGTTTCGGTTGCGAACCTTTCTTGTCTGCAATATCAGGATCTTGAGCAGTCTTTATTTTCTCAACGAGTTCGACTGCATCAATCCATTTGCGTAGTTTTCTGCCATCTGAGCACTCAACGATAACGTAATTTGCTCCGAGTACAGAGACGATACCAACTTCTTCGCTTTCTTTAACAACAACCGTATCACCGAGTTCGTAGAGATTACCCTTGACATATTCTTCCCTTGTCACTGAAACAGGCATTAGTTCAAGGTGACGTTTAAACGAGGTCTCTTCTTTGAGACCCATACCCTTACGAACATCATTGAATAGTTTACGAGTATCAGCATTGGACATGCCTTTCGGCACACCCTGAGAGAATGCAACAAAATCATTACTAGAAGCATTTGCTCTCTGCTTGGAGGCAGACATGCCCTCGACACCCTCAGCGTCTGGGTCTCTATCGCCAGCAGAAACAACGTCGATCTGTTTAAAGTTGTAGAATCCGTTTCTGGTTTTCTCACCATTATATTTTTTCAATAGAACATCAAATTCACGAACACGGTCAGAACCAACGACCATAGTGACTTTTCTGTATCCTTGATCGTAAAGTGCAACCATGGCATCGAATGGAGTTTTTACATTCTTGTCTACCATTACATTGCGAGCATGTTTCGGAAACATTTTACGAACATGCTTTACTTTGTCCGAATACGATAGAGGGTTTTTCTTAGAATCTTGAGACTGAGAAACATAGACACGGTAGTCTGCTTTGCCCGACTTAGAAGCAAGAATATCCATTACCTTACCATGACCAACAGTCGGCGGGTTCATTCTACCAAAGGTAAAATAAACTTCCCTCTCTTCTTCAATAAGGAATTGACTAAAATTTTTAATCGGCACTCTTTCCACCACGTTTTCTTGCAATTTCTTTCTTCCTGATATCAGGAAGCATTTTCCGAGCCATCTTATTGATTCTCGGTCCCATCTTATCTAGGCGTTTCTCGATATCTTGTCTACGTGCGAAAGAAAGTTCGCTCTTTGGAATATCTTTGGTTAGTTTCTTCATGAGAAGGTCGCGTGCTTGTCGACGCGCTCTTTTCATTAAGACTTCTTTGCTTGCTACTTTGCGTGCTGCTCTTTTACGACCAAGCGCAATCTTTGCTTTATACTTTTTGATGTCGCGTGCTTTTTTACGGCGAGCAGCAAAGTCTAGAGACTCTCCCGTGTTTCCGGTGGGGATGTGACGGTGCCTTTTTTGTGCTTGATACGCCAACTCAGGGTCACCTGACATTGTATAGTCTACGTTGACGAAATGCTTAAATCCTAGAGGCTTTGCCATCTTAGTTCCTTGTTTGGCTGTCCCATCCTTTTAGAATATCTGGCGAAAAGTTGTTGTATGAAAATTCCATACGATCAACAAGTTTCACCGCATCACCACCAAGTTTGTCAATTGCCACATATCCTTCTTCGCCAGTTACCTTGTAACCTTGTTTGGTGCGAACAAATGTGTCAATTTTCTTCAAACTGTTAAGTTTATTTATAAGAGAAAGTTTCGCTAACACAATCATTTTCTGTAATTCAAACATTTTTTCAAGAGATGCTCTGTTTTGAGGAGAGAAGAATTCTAGGACTTCGTCTCGTTTCTTTTCCTGCGCTGACTTGCCTTTAGGGGTCGTCCTCTTCTCGATTTCTTTCTGGTACTTGTCTTGAATATAGCGGATAAGTTTCGCAACATGCTTCTTCGAATCTCCAATAACTTCACCGCGACGAACAAAAGTGTTATTAAAAGTTTCGATGGTTTGTGCAAGTGTTGGATTGGATTCGAGTTGTCGCAATGTTGATCCTGCGATTTGATTGAAGAGTTTTCCTGCTTTTGATAGGTACTCATTCACTTCCCTCGTATCTTTTTCTGACATCGTGGCAGAAGTCAGGTCACGAAGGATTGCATCCTGCGACCAAACATTCTTGCTCTTACGAAGTTTACTTACATCTACGCCATAAGATGCTTTCATTGTTTCGAAGGAACTACCCTTGTAAGTAGTATGCCATACGACACCAATTTTGGCAGAAAGCAGATCCTTCGCCTGGTCAGCAGGAACCGCATAGACAATCGTATTGGGATGAAAGGTAACGTATTGTTGTCCTTCGATGGTTTTCTTTTGCAGGTCGCCACGACCAAAGAGAAAGTCTCCCTGAATGACACCTTCGATGCCAAGTTCCGGAAGATACTTGAGTGCGTCCTTGAGTTTCTCTGCAAGGTCGCCAGAGGTGTCTGCTTCGACTTCGGCAGGAGTCTTGTACACCTTCGGATTCTTATTGAAAATACCCTTCTTGGCAACAAAGAACTTACCGTCGCGAGGATCTTTTCCCGCGAAGATTGCAGGGGCGCCATCCCACTTAACTGAAACAGAACCACCTTTGTGACCAGAAAGCATATCACGCAACTCACGAAGCGCCATGATTGCTTGACGAGTTCCATTCACACCCCCATAGAGAACCTTGTCCTCAATATGAGTCATGTGAGTGTTTTTCTGTTCTGTGATAAATTCTTTAAATTGCATTATTAATTCCTAATCAAAATCATATCGAATGCGGAAGTTACTCGGGCATTGTTTGAACGCACTGTCGCACGTACATCGATATCTGACTTTGCAGGTATTGCGATAGGGACAGCAAAATCGTACATATATTGACCACCAGCACCAGAGACTTCGAATGTGTGTCCTATCCTAAACACGTTCTGACCTGAATAACGAACAAACATATTACCAGTTGCATCTGCGCCCGATTGTACCGACATTGTACCTTGCATCACATAGGCAGTGTAACCCGCAGGAACAGTATAGATTGCCATGAGTGTTTGTGCTTTAGTTGCTGTGATACGAAGAATCTCTGTACCACCACGACTGAATGAAACATTCCCTACATTATTACCGTCTGTCATATACGCACGATAAGCACGTTTGAATGTGACCGCACCCGTCACTGTACCAGAACTAGATAAAGTAAAAGTCTCACTCACCTCATTGAAGTCTGCATCAAGTCCTAACACAACAACAGTTTTGCCGTTGTCAGATGCGTTTGCCTGTGCCGCAACAAGAACGCCTGCGGTATCCCAAGCAGACCAAGGGTAGAGTGTGTCGTTGACATCCCATATAGTGCCAGTCTGGTTCTGAGACATTGCAGGAACAGCCCCGAACTTATGTTCCGATGTTGTATTAACAACAAGACCACGTGCTATGTCAAGTCCAACGTGTCCTTCTAAATAATGTGATTTTGCCATGTTACATTACCTTTAAGTGAACCGCAGAAAGTTTTGATTGAGACTTGGCAACTCGATAGAGATACTCCATGAATTGTTGTTCTTTACCTCGAATCATCACAAAGATTGAAGTCACATAATATTTAGAAACCAACCATTCAACATTTTTACCCTTTAGATTTTCGACAAATTTATCGTAGTCTACTGGTTTGTCAACAGCACCACTATAGAATCCATAGAATTTCTTCAAGAATCCTTCGCGGTCTTTCTTGATCATAGTTTCAAGTTTTCTTCTATCTTCAGTTTTGTCTCTTGTAGTAGCATACAGTGCAGAGTCAATCCCACCATGACTCACCTTTCCATGCTTGGCATCCTTACCAATGATCTCACATTGGAAGGTCGGGTAAGTTCTAAACTGCATTCTTCCACCATCACCGAAGAAAATATATCCATCCTTCGAAGCGAAGTAGTCTTTCAATCCGTAGGAAACTTTACTAAACTTCGGTGCTTTGAATGGTTTCTTGTAATTGACTTGAGTAATTCTTGGTTTCTTTCCGATCTTCTTCAGAGAAACACCAATGATATCGCGATTTGTATATGCTTTCAGAAGTTCGTTGTTGAGGTACTGAAGAGACTCTGCATCTTGGATGTCATATCTACCTTCTGCACCCTTTGCGACCATCCAGATGTCAGCAGGAGTCCACTTGTTGACGTTTGAGAATGCTTTCTCTTTTCTATTCAGTTCTTTAAATTTGTTCTCAAGAGCATCGACCCAAGAAGATCCTCTGTGAAAAGAATAAGTCTTTTTACCAAGTGCCTTGTGAATAATTCGAGCAGCATTGATAGAGGAATTGACCCAATCTTCGTCTATGTTTAGAACTTCTTCGAGGTTGGAGTCGGTGTGAGTTTTCTTGAAGGCATTTGTAATTGCGGCAGGAGAGAAATCTGTGTTGGGACTATCCCAGATTGCTTGAAGGTAAACGCACTGAGCAGATTCGGTTGCTCTTGTGTTATCTGATCCACCACCAGAACCACGACCACCTCCAAACTCTTCGGTTTTCTTGAGGGATCCGAAAGAAATTTTCTTTCCTTCTGTTGTTTCTAGACCAATCTTACTGGCAGTTTTGGAATCTTTTGCCTTTACTGCCTTTTCAATCTCTGGGTTATACTTGAAGATGACTTTTGATCCATCATTTAACTCAAATTGCTCTCCACCTTTGTACTTGCGAAGAAAAATGTCAACGCGAAATGCGCGATCATCTCTTACCAGTTCGCCAAAGGTTAGACTTGTCTCTAACAAAAAAGATGCAAAAGATTTCATCGAAGGTTCCCATATAGATTAAATACCAAACTATTTATATCAAAAAGGAACTTGAAGTATTCTCTTGGTTGTATTGATCAATGGTGTCGCGGAGAGGACGAACCCAGTTGTCTCTGTGCTCGACAAACACTTGAGGTTCGTGTTGGTCAACAGCAATGATGGTCACGAGTTGGACAATTGGCATTCCTGTCCGCTCCTCCCACATGATTGAATATGCTGCTTCCTGCATAAAGTAGTTTTGAATATAATTCTTACGCTTTGGTTTACGTGAAGTCTTGAAGTCAATTATGGAGAGTTTGCCATCAAACTCAGCAACGCAGTCAACACGACCAGCGACGCCAAGGTGATTGGAATAAAGGGGTGCTTCTTGAGCAAAGATTCTGCCAATTTTTCCATCAAGTATAGGCTTGAGAGCAATAAAAGACTCAATGATATCAGGAGTGTAGCCATCTCGGTAGTCCTCTTTGTTGTCGAGATATTTCTCAATGATCTCATGCACCGCAGTGCCACGAGTGGCAGCACGGTGAGAGATCTTGTTTGCTTCATCAATTCCTACCTTTTTCTTCCATGCCTCGATAGAATCGCGACTCAGGATGGAGAGGACGGTCGTGATTGAAGGAAGGTTGATCCCCTCTGGAGTTTTGTAGACTCGACCCTCTTCAGTCGTGACTGCTTCCATCTCATGCAATTCTACTTCGACATGTTCAAACATAGTTATTTCACTTCTACAATAATTTCTTCATTTGCGATTTCAATCTTGGTAATGTATCTATTTTTCTCTACGATACGTCCCAAGCAAATCACAGGACCACCACCGGGATCAAACCATTTTATCTTACCATTGGTCTCGTTGATCCGATGGTTTTTGAACATATCAATCTCCATGTGAAGTTTGTATTTGTTCTCGCTCAGTTTCTCCCAGTGGTATTCGTTCACAGTTGCTCCAGAACCTTGAGGACATTCTCCGGAGAAGAAACGCCATAGGGGTCATGGTCACAGTTATCCACGAACCCTTTTTCAGGCAGGAATGCTTCAATTACTCCATCGCGGACAACCATTGCATAGCGCCAGGAGCGCATCCCGAATCCAAGGTTGCTCTTGTCTACCAGCATGCCCATCCTCCGAGTAAACTCACCCGAACCATCAGGCAGCACCTTGACATGCTGAAGTTCTTGCTGCTTTGCCCATGCGTTCATGACAAAAGAGTCGTTCACAGAGAGGCAGTAGACATCGTCAATACCGAACTTCTCAAACTCACCATCACCGATTGCCTTCTCAAATCCAGGCAACTGAAAGGTTGAGCAAGTCGGAGTAAAGGCGCCAGGGAGCGAGAAGACAACCACACGGCGGGGGTTCTTTTGGGAACCGAATACCTTCTCAGAAGAGAAGTATTCCCAGCGGAAAGGATTCGGTCCACTGATGCTGTCATCTCGGACCCTGGTCTTAAACTGTACAACAGGAAGGGTTACACCACGATTCATTTTTTATTCTCCATACCAGCGTTATATGAGAACTTCATCCAAGTGTCTCGGAGACGATTCCGAGTCTCTTCGGAAAGTTCTTCAAACTCTTCATTGAACCAATCTGCCAGGGAACTCTTGCCCCCTGGCGTGACTGGATTATAGAACCACTCTTCAAAGGAAGTCATATATATCCTTTAGGCAGCGAGCGCGAACTCGACTGCCTTCTCTGCTGCCTTGATCTTACGTGCCTGGTTATTACCGTACCACGCAGAGGCAAGACGAGTGTCGGTGTCGCGACCCATCACATGGTCGGTCAGGTAGGTAACAGAGTTGAATGCCTGCCACCACGTACCCTTACCGAACTCTGCTCCGGGTTGAGTCTCCAGGACTTCGAATGCCTTCTTGGCGTTGGAAGTCAGATCCTCATAGGACTGAACAGTAGCACCTTTGCCTTTCTTGCCGATGAATTGGCGAGGAAAGACTTCGTTGTAGTACTGAATAAGAGAGTCCATGCTGAATTGTTTGGCAGACAGGAACTCTGACATCTCACGGAACTTGTCGAACTTTTCATGAGCAAGACCCATCATCTCCTTGACTTTGGAGGGATCAAACTCACTACGATGACTCATCGTCACGGAGTTGACCACCTTCTGGTCGAGCGAGAAGGTCAGAGTGTTGTTGCAGACAACACGGACCGGAGTGAATCGAACATCGATGGACTTGCCATACTGATGAGGATTCGAGAACAGGAGGTAAGAGTCGACTTGGTCACCTTGAAGGACATCGAACGATTCCTTGATCTTGGCGAGTGCCCAAACCATTTTGCCATCCTTAAGGGAACCTGCAGTGTGCATCTCCATGTCGCCTGCAAGGACGAACTCATTGAAGAAGGAGAATGCCTCCTCGTTCTGCACAGGATTCCAACCCTCTCCAACGTTCGTCAGGACTTTTTTGTCCGAAGAACGCACGAGTGCTTGCTGTCCAGTAGGAACGTGCTTCACTCCACCGAAACCATCGTTAATGATAACAAAGGAATCGTGCTTCTCAACCGTCCAGTCGAGACCAGCTTTCTGCATCATTTGTTGCGGAGTGAGGTCATTGGAAACAGCGACTCCGAGACCGTGCCAAGGAGTTTCGCCAGCGTATGCCATCGTTTCAACCATGTGTGCCATAATATATTTCCTCAAAAATTTAATTTAGAACGTAAGTATACTTGAAATCAGAACAAGTGTCAACAGTTTTTTTAAAATGAATTTACAATTTCTACCAGGTACTCTTCCCCAACGAGAGGGTAACGCAGAGCGAGCATTGTAAGGAACATATCCTTATCGCCATCCGAAAGTTTGTATAGGCGCTGGACTTCAGAATCAGTGACCATTAAAAGTCCTCCGCATACGAGCAGGTCTCGAACATGTCATCTCCACCCCAGGGCAGGTCTTGATACTCCTCAAAGTCCAAGGATTGGGAATCCTGCCTCCACTGATAGTCGTGCAAATCGTCCGTGCAAACCCAGTTGCCGAGTATGGAACCAAACAGTTTGGCGCCGCGCAGATCAACATCACGCATGTCGGCACCATACATGTTGGAATGGCGCAGGTCGGCATCAAGCAGATCAGCACCACGCAGGTTAGATTCACGGAGGTCAGTGCCATACAGATTAGCACCAATCAGGGTAGCACCACTCAGATCAGCCCGTTCGCCGCCAGGAGCGTCAGCAAGCCAAAGCTTATGCTTACGGAGTATTTCGATCAGGTTATATTCACGCATTAGTTGTTTTCCAACTCATTGATTTCATTAGTAATTACAGCGATGCGTTCTTCGATACGAGCATTGTCTTCGGGTGAAAGTTCGCCGCGAATCTCGCAGAGGCACATCAGTTCGTTATAAAGATCACCAAGGGTTCGCATTTGTCACCTCACTCTCATCTCAACCTATGGGAGTATTATCTCGCAACTCGGTGGTGAAAGCAACAATTAAATTACCCATAAAATCAACAACTTAGCGAGGATGAGTCGTAAGTCATTGATTTTACAGGAAAACTTTTTTGATAGTTTTTTCTTATGAAGAAGGCGCTGACGATAGCCAGAACCTATAAGGTGGCGAATAGAACAAAGACATACAATACCGAAAGAATAATACTTACAATACTCACTTTATCAATCATATTATAAAACATCTTTTTTCGCTTTTCAAGTAATATTAATTCTTCTTGTCTATCCATCTGCCAAAGGATTATCTAATGCTTTTTGTAATGTCTCTCTCAAATCAGCATCAAGTTTATCCATTTTATCATCAATGCGATTTTCGGTATTACGCATAGTGTCGCGGACATCTTTTTCTGTTTCTCTATTGATGTCAGATAATAATCTTAAACGTTGGTCTATTTCGTCTTGAACCGTTTTAACTCTATTACTTGTTCTTTCGGTTACTTGTTCAATTCGGATAATATCATCTTTGAGACTGTTTTTTATATCACGAGTATAATCAATAGCGTCATCAAGTTTACGTTCAATAGCAACATTACGTGCTTCAATTGCTTCAAGATCTAATACTTCTAACTTCTCTGCTATTTCTTGGAATGCTTTATAAGTCTCAAATCCACCATATAGCGAACCAAGTACAGTGGCAATTAACGCAAATGCTGCGCTAATTGTTGTGGGTGTCATTGAAAGACCAAATAGAGTAAACTTGGTTTTCTTGAGGTTCTCTACCTTCTCTTCAATATTTTCTAATTCTTCGCCCAGGTCTTTCTCGGACATGGTTATTCCTCAAACTTTAATCTCTTTAACTGTGCGATCTCAGCTTGTAATTTCATCACTTCAAGTTTGCGTCTTTGCAATTCCAATTTATAAAGTAGGTTACAGTTTAGTCGCTCCTTTGGTGCTCCAATGGGCACCGTGATTCTACCATACACACCAACATCCCGAACGAAGTCATTGGTGCTATACTGTCCGGTAGCAGGGTCAATAAGGAATTGATTATTGGCGCCATAGGGATCATTTTGATTCAAGATTCCAACCACACCAAACTCAACATTTGTTGACGAACCAATTGCTGCCGAACATTCAAGGTCACCAGCACGGACTCTGTCCTGCTGGAAACTCTGTGGACTCTGCGGGATTGCCAAGTTCAAACTATTCTGAGCAAACGCATTTCCACATACAAATAACAAAACCAATAATATTAATTTCATTTTATTTTAGAACATATTCGGGAAGATACTAACGTAGCAGTCCCTGTCCCCTTCAGTAATTTAGATTTAGAACAGACATATCTAGCAACATCTCTGTCCTCTTCACGAATGAATACCTCAATACTCTTTCGCTTCAAATATCTAACTTCAATAATTCTTTCTTGTACTGCAAATTTAACTGGATTAAATTCATTATCATAAACAAGGATTTCGTAGTATTTAACGTCCTTCCTCGTATTAAATAGTTCCATTCTTACTTTCAATATTCCCTCAACATAAGAGGGTTCTAACCTAGGATAGGTAGGTATCCACTGGTGGGCACTTGCATGCCCACACAGGGACAATATCACTCCAATCATAATATAGCGCATGTTTACCTCAGAGTGCGATGCAGTCTGCACTCACAATTGCACGGTACGTACCTGCAGGAAATGCCTTAGTCACACCGTAATCTGCAGTAGAAGCAACTTGAAACCAAGTGCTGCCTGCAATCGTCAGATCAACTTCTGTTACGTTATCAAATTCTACTTTGCTTGTATCATATGCCGACATACCAGCATCAGTAACTTCTGCAACAGTCACATCACCTGTCCATGTTACTACATCATCAAGCGCAGGGCTCTCTGAGAAAGACTCGGGATAAGTGATACGTGCTTTGTAGAAGTTTGCCTGAAGCACATCATAGCGAACGATGGGTAGAACACCACCGTCTGCTGGCGCAGTGCTGAGTTCGCTAGGCGTAGGGTTGCCATAGATCCCAACAGTATCTGTAGTAATCACACACTTGGAAGTCACCGTCCCTGTGATGGTTACATCTTCTGCTGCTGCGTTCATCCCAATAATTGCCGCTGCGAGAGCGAGGGATTTTTTGAACATTACTTGTTCTCCTTGTTATTATACTGCGAATCTACCATTTGTTTATGAAGCAGTTGTTGCGCGAAACCAACCCTCCTTCCGTTTCTGCTATCCGGTATATCGCCTCCAGGCAATACGACTTTCTCCTCATATTTATTATCTGGGATGCTTTGATAATAGGTTTGAGGGATAAAATTCATTGCGAGGAGTTCTGCTGCTTTTGACTGTGCCTCGGCATCCAAAAGAGCAATGTTGACAATACTTAGAATTGATTCGAGTCTGTCCTCTTTTTTACCTTCTGCCATCATCTTTCTTCGCTGGCGGTCCTCTTCATCTTCCTCGTCCATGACTGTCTTGCGATCAAGTTCGTCCTGTATAAACTTATCGTCCATAGGATCAAAAACTTTAACCTCTTCTAGCATGAGATCAAAGGGATCTTGATAACCAGGGCAGGAGGGATCGGACTGGGGGTCAAAACAAGGTTCAAACTGAAAAGAATAGATTACAGATGCGTCTGTGACTTGTCCTGTACCTTCAACTTCAATAGAACCATCGCCCCACAGTTCTCCTGGAATATTGTTCACAGGAACAATCTTATTGATTGTGTTTCCAGGAATACCAGACCAATCGTCGGTCTCTCGGAAAATAAATCCAGATGCTTCAGCGTTTTGGTTCTGAACATGAACCAGCATATCATCTTCGGTTTGCTTGATGCTGGTATAACGATAGATGACATTGCTGACAGTTAGTCCTGCCTGCTGAGGAAGAACCTCTGTCATTGTCCACTGCAATGCTTGATCAGCAGCGTTCTGAGTTGTCCCAAAAACTTCCTCAGAGTAGGAGTAAGAAGAGCAGGCTAGCAACGCCAGCACCGCCAAGGAGCGTCTGAGTACTCTGTTCCAGTCCTTCTTCATCTTTCTTTGCTCCCGGCTGTTGATCTTCATTCACAGACCATGCTGCCTTGGCATCCTCGCCGATCATGCCATCATAGGGACAGGGCGTTCCTGCACTCATCATTGCATCAAAGACTCGTTTATCTTGACACATCGTAGAAACTGCCGCAACCTTCATTCCCATATCATAGAGAGTCTTGGCAAGTTTGAGTCGCTCACAGTTCTCATCAGTCACCTGAGTCCCCGTAGAGATGCCCAGAATCTGAGTCTGAATTGCTCCAGCAACACCAAAAGTACACAAGTCAGAGTTGCTCGTATTAATCGTAGGTGAAATAGCAGAGGGAGGAGGTGATTCTAATTTCGTCCTCGAATTGGACTGACTATTCACCGTGCTGTTAGTAGTTGCTTCTGTGATAATAGGGTCAATGGTTGCATCTTGACCATAAACCACTGAGGATAACAAAACCAAAGCAAGTATTAATTTACGCATAACAAAACACCCATTTTTGTTTTATTTATATGCATTCTCGTTTAGAATGAATTTTAATTTGTTACATTGTGAACGCATCCCTGCGTGAAATCCCTCGGTAAAACGAGAGTCATCATGACAATAAGGATTAAGAGCAACGTCAAGAGCATTCTCGTGCATTACGATATGCTTCTGTAGATCTTCAACTAACCTACGAAACATAAACTCCCAGTCCAGATTCTTTTCAGTTTGTCCTATCATCAAGGAATTTCCTAATTTGAGAGACGATCCTTTCCTGATCATCTTGGTTTGTATTCTCCATATACTCGGTATATGGCATCAGAAAAAAGTTTGTCAGTAGATTGCCGTATTTTGTCTCTCTTCCCTGAATAAACTTCTCGGACTGTTCAGAACCTCTTTCCTCGTAACGACACTTTAAAGTGTCTTTATCCGCTTTAAGGACAAGTATAAGTGTCGTTTTCTCGTCAACACAGAGTTCCAGGAAAGACTGATTGAAGAGACGATCACCTTCAAACAAAATATCTGAAGTTGTCTCTTTCAGAAACTCGCTTGCCTTCGGTTGCACTGCCATACTCAACCGATCAGTTCCCCAGGCATATCCATCTCCTTCATAGAATGGAGCATACTTGCCAAGAATATATAGATCCAAAGACTCAGAGTATATAGCATCAAGAAGATCAACGGGTTTGCAGACTTTCCAGTCATCCGCAAACGAAATGACTCTCTGAACGAGAGTCGTCTTTCCGGTTCCAGGCACACCACCAATGGCAACAACTTTATTCATTAGAAGAAATCCTCAAGGGTTGCTTTTTCTTTGAGTGCTTCGGGATGATACTCATCAAGCATCTCGACTCCACCATTCTCTTTCAGGTAATCATACCACTCCTGAGACGACCACATGTTAGAAGAGACACCATTCCAATACTCACGCCATTCAGGGTGATCCTTATTCAGTCGACGATCGTCAACAAACTGGCGGCGAAGTTTCTCGTAATCCCAGGAACCAAGTTCCATCATCTTCTCACGGAAATAACAGACGAGAGAGATACGCTCCATGTCCTCAATCTTCATTCCTGCTGGCGGTTTGAGTTCGGTATTACCATGAATCCCGCCATGGTTGTTAATCAGGAGAAGATCGCCAGGACGAATGTTTATCGCAACTCGAAACTCGGGTAGGACAAGGTATCCGCCCTCCCAGTTCTTATCCTTTGCTACTACAGTCAGGTTTGAGAATCCTTCATTCAGGTCACCAGCATCTCGGTGAGCAGAGGTGCGGAAGTTTTTATTGACGGTAATTGTGGTAAAAGGAGTGTCCTTGCCAGAGACTCGAAACTTCTGATCAATTTTATTGGCACAAGACTCCTGGATACCATATCGCTGAGGAAGCAATTCCTTAAACTTAGATGCAAGTTTGCGCATGAAAGGATAGCACTTGGTATACTTCTCAAAGTGGTGGTCGGTATAAGAAGTCGCACGACCATAGGGAATGCGCGGATAGCGATCAAAGAATCCAGCAATACCAGAGAGAACCTGATTGGCATAGGTCGTATCCGAGACGAATCCTTTCAAGGTTGCTTCGGCATCTTTAGATGCGTCTTGCTCTGACATTCCTAACCACTCTTCAAGCTTGTTCGGGAAGAAGTTTTCATAAGTATAACCCGAGTCAGTTACCTTGGCACGCAACCAGCAGAGTCCACGAGTGGAACCTTCTGCGCTGTCCTTACCTTCGTGCTTCTTACGGATTGCAGCAAGTTTGTCTTCAATCGACTCTTCAAAGAGAGAATTGGATTGACTGATGAACATGTTCATAATTTCCATCTGTTCGTCAGTCACCCAGTCACGCTTGCCTTGCTTGCCTGCTTTTGGACCAGCAGCAAGTCCACGGTTCTGAGTGGGTTGTGCTGCACCAACCAGTCCATCATATGCACCGAGTTGCTCCTCCTCGGTGAATACGTTTTTACGAAGTTTGAAGATAATGTTGTGCTCGCCGTTTTCACCGGTCTCAATTTCAGTTCCTGCGGGAGCATAGAAGTCACAGTCGTCTTGAACCACGAAATCGTAGTCGGTATCTTCCATATAGGTGCCAAGTTGGTGTTCGCAGTTATTCCAGAACTTTGCGGTGATTACTTGTACGCCATCAACTTCTTCATATGAATACTTGTTGCTACTCATGCCATAAATTCCTCTAAACCAAATCCTTCGCTAACGAATGTGTTGTTGTAGTCAATCTTTCCAGTATCCAAGAATATACCCATTTTATCACAATTGACAGCATTTGTCAAATACTCTCTTCGAATCGTTTCCTGTCTTGCTTGCCACATCGGCAACCAGTTGATACCAGTCCAATTATCTTCCTCTGCTTTTTTGATTTCCTCTGCTTGGCGATCCAGGTAATAACCAAGGTATCTGCCTCGACTCTTACGAAAGAGTTTCTTGAATGAACATAAGCAAGTCTCCATCGCAAAGAAGTCTGCTTTCTCTGCTACATTCGGGAACCTGCTCTTCACTTCAAGCAAGAGTTCTTTCCCCTGTTCTTCCAACCAGAAAATCTCTTCTCTAGTTAGTCTTTTGTTAACCCAGTCATCTTTTGCAACGGCATAACATAGACCGTTGCGATGACTCTTGGAACCAGAGTGATCATGCAACCATAGACTGTCAATATCCAGATCAACCTTGGCGCACTGCTTCAGTGCCTGAAGATAGAACCAGGAACTGTACCGACCAAACTTATGCCAGGAATTTGCTACCTTCCATAGATTCTCAAACGTTTGGAATGGGTCTTTGGTGATGTGCTCCGCAAATGCTTCACGCTGGGGACGACTACCAACCCACTCTTTATAGGAAAGGAACTGCGCAGGCAGATGTCCCTTGTTCCACTTGGTGTCAGTCTGGTAGCGAAGTCGAGGATATTTCTCGTCATTCCATTTCTTGAGACGATCCACACCAACAAGTTCCATGTCCGGAAACTCATTCCAGATAACATAGGCAGTGGGAAAGTTGTATGTCGTCCCATATAACCAGACCAACCAATATTTTTGCTCAAGATTATATTCGAAACGATCGAAAAAATAGTTGGTCATGTAGAGAGCAGAGTCACAATCCTCAATCTCTAGTGACCAACCAAACCAATTTATGAATGCTTCTTTACGGTTATCGGCAGTTCTAAAATCCATCAAAGAAATCTTCTAGTGTATTTGCATTATTAACAAGAGAGTCGCGCAACCAGTATTTACCCACGGACTCAATTGCCTCTTCAACCTGTGCGCGTTTCTTCGTGCCGAACTTATACGAATCAAGAGACTCTGCAAGGAGTTTATTATAAACCGAATCTGAAGGAAAGGCAATAGATGGATTCTTGACTGCTCTTTCTCGGAAATCCAGTTGCTCTTGTCGAGTCCGAAACAGAGGTTGATCAGAGCGCAGAGAACCAGAGGGATCAACTGCCCAGAAGATAAGTCCATTACGAACATGCCAGGTAATCGAAGAGGGGGTGCAGGAGATCTTAAGTCGACGCATACCAGAGTCATATGCTTCCTGCATAACATGCTGCCAAACTTGAGAGGCATACCCATTGCCTTCCATTCCTTCGAGCGTCACGATCTCATAGAGATTGATATACTTGGAACGCTGACTGAATGTGGCAAACACAAGTGCAACAGGATTGCCGTTATCAAGCATGACAAAGGGAGGATTCTTGTCATAGTTATGGAAGCGATACCATAGATTGTGAGAGGACTTCAGGAACTTGGTGTTCTTTCCTTCGGGTTGAGATTCAAGAAGATCCTCAACCTCTTTTTCACTGTAGGTCTGAAACGTTTTCTGCGAGGTCGTCATAATCACCATTCACATGTAATTCATTTTTAAAAGAGTACACTTTGTACATATCACATTTCTTAGAACCTTCGAGTCCAGCGCGACGAGCAATATCCTGAGTCGAGGTTACAATCACGCCGCGCGGAACCTTAGTATACCAAAGAGGTCGTGCCTCATTGCGATACCACTCAAGAATTTGATTCGAGTGAAGAGCGCAGACTGCCATACTAGAAGGTCGAAAATCTTCCAGTGGATGCTGTCCTTTCTCATAGGAACGAAGGATCAGTTCGCTATCATTGGCAGTCTCGGTTTGATATTTCCACTTGCTTGGATCTTCCTGAGAAAGCACACCGTTGTGGACAATGCTTAGAGTATCGTTGTAGAATGGTTGATTGTAACGAAGGTCAGAAGTCGAGTAGCGAATATGTCCAATCATGAAGATAGACCCATCGCTACTAACAATATCACCCATGCAAATTGTCTCAAGAAACTCATGAGCAGGTATACCAAATTTAAAAGATATGATCTCATCACCAGAAAGAAAGGAAATTCCAGTTGCATGCTTGCCTCGAATTTCAGTTTCCGTAAACAAACGATAAACTAGGTCAATATCTTTTTTGGTTGCATCACGAATAGCAACACCAATCACGCCACACATGTTATTCTCTCTTAGCGAGTAAATATCTTCTTGAGTCTTCCTAAAGTCCCAATAGTATAACCCTTTAGCATATTTAAGACAATAAGTCTGACTCCCATGACAATCAGGAATTCATAACCTCTTTTCTCTAGATATTTTTGAGAGACAATCCTTCTCTGTATATTGTCAACGAACTTTCCGTTCCATTCGAGGACTGCATGACCAACATGGTTCACATGAACATAGTGTAGTTTTAAAACACCCTCTCGAAAATTGTTGAATAATTTCCATAAACTCTTGTCGCTATAATACCAAGCAACAGTGAGCGCATAATCTTCACAATCACCTTTACCGCTCTCGTCTAAGATTCTCCAGGAGTCGGCAATTCCATATCGAACATGATCAAACTGATATGAGAATCTTCTGTCGCACTCTAAAATCGATTCATTGAATTTAGTTATAGTCATTTTAGACATCCTTATTCTTCGACTTTAGAGAGAATCCATGTTTCGCCAACTTGTTCCCAGCGCAACGTATCACCAACTTTCCATCCCATAGTCTCTAACAAATCGTCAGGAAGATCAAGTGCTAATTCACCATCAATCTCAACAATTTCAGCAATCCAACTTGTTTTCATTAGTATACCTTAGTCACCTGATAATTGAAAGGTTCTTTTACTTTCATATCGAATTTTTCTCCGCTGGTTTTTATCGCAGAGATCTGAGTGTCGGTCAGTTTCATAATCTTTTTAAAATTATAGACACTCTTTTTATCGGGTTCATACCAAATTACTACCTGGTACTCTTCTGTGAAAGCAGTCTTAAGAGATTCTTTGATGCTTGTCCAAAAACTTCCAAAAAATGCTTTAATTCCTTTCATTATCTTTCCTTTCATCATTGATAAAACTTTCAATGTATGTATCAACATAAAATAATCAATCCCAGTACTTTGAGAAGTTTTTCATTTATCTAAATCCTTTAATTCAAAAATACCATTCTCTTCAATAACATATGTAGCGATCTCAACAAAGGTGCCTGTGTTCACTAGATCATCACTAACATAAGGCATGTGTGTATGTCCATAAACTACGACATCAATTTCTTGAATTGCTCTCAATTTATCTTCAATAGAAAATGCTTTGCTAATTGTGTTCTTCACTTTGTCTTTACACCACTTGCTAAATGAACGATACTTAAATCCAAAAAGCATTTGAAGTTTAGCAACAAAACTATTCAAGTGTAAAAGCACACTATAAAAGAAGTCACCAAGAACTTGAATCTTACGAGAGACAGAGTCAAACTGGTCACCATGAACACAAAGGATCTTCTTATCATTAGAGGTGTAAGTATATTCTCTGCAGAGACGAACGTTTGCTATTTTCTTGGTGTATTCTTGAAGATAGTAGAGAGGATAGTCATGATTGCCGATCACATAGATAACTTCTTTTTTCTTGGCAATTTTGAGAATCTTTTTTAAGAAGGCAGTATGATGCTCGTCCCAGTATGCACGATGCATCATGTTTTGAATATCAAAAATGTCACCAACGAGTATCAATCTATCAAACTTTTCTTTTTCAAGAACAGTCACTGCATCTTTAGCTCTAGAAAACTTGAACCCAATATGCACATCGCTGATGAGTAGTGTTCGCAACACAATCTCCGAATTAGTGCCGGGACTTGGGTAACAAGGCTCCCGGCGAACCCCGCGAGGTTTACGCTGCTAGCGCAAAGTCCTCGGTATAAACGTCATCGTTTGCGTTTATTTTAGGTTGCTCTGTTTAGCGTCAGTGCTTGACGATTCTCCACTTCGATACTGAGCACCTGTCGAAACCAGTACACCCCCATCAAAAGCACATACCTGATGTTTCTTATGTCTCAATATGCTATCTGCATATCCAGCGTATGTGCTTTTGGTGGAGGTGAGAGGAGTTGAACCTCTGTCCAGATCACCTTTCTCTCTGCTTCATCGAATAAGTAAAACACACTAGTCTATAAAGCAAGGGATCCTTTACTGTGGTGTGAGGTGTCTTACTGTTTGCCTACCACAAACCCGCCTAGTGTGTTTTAGAATAGACACCGTTGCCCAAGATTGCGACTCTACAGGACTGACTGATGCCGAAGCATACTCAGTGCCTATTCTAAAAAGGTGCGGGGCACGACCGAGAATCCTCAATCCTTATCCACATTATCTGCCTATGTGTACATCATAGGACTTACAATGCCAGCTGGCCCACCCCGATCGTAGTCTGCCACACTACAACCATTTTTCGCCGATTTGAGCATAATGTTTACCAAGAGAAGGGGAACATCGCGTCCGAAGATAGCGATTGTCTTTACCACAACTCCCAGACCACAACAGAGGCTTGGCGGGTGCTTATCAAATAGTCTGTCTCTTTGAAACTCTTTACTATATTATATAGTATAACTGATTACGCTACAGAAGTCAACTCTTTTTCACACTTTTTAGAGGATGAGACTCACTGTACTCTTCATAACACTTCCCTGTACAAGTATGTATATCAGTAGACCAACTTTCAGGTAAAGTTGAGACCCATGCTAGTGCCACCACAATGGTCAGAACAGTACCTATAATTGGAACG